CAAGCGTATAAGGAACTTCTCCCCCCAAGCGGCCCCGTAAGATGCCAAGTTGTAGGTTTATCTACTCCTGAAGTAGAAGATCAGGCAAAAAGAGTTAAAGATTTTATGAATTACCAAATCACAGATGTGATGAAAGAATACGATCCAGATATGGATCAATTATTATTCTATTTACCACTTGCTGGTTCGGCATTTAAGAAAGTTTATTATGATGGACTATTAAAACGTGCTGTAGCAAAATTTGTTGCTGGAGAAGATTTAATAATTAATTATATGGCAACAGATCTTTCAAGTGCAGACCGTGTAACACATATTATAAAATGCAGTGGTAATGATGTAAGAAAACAACAATTAAGTAATTTTTACCGTGATATTGACCTTCCAACAGGAAGTGTTGATTCAAATGATGTTTTAGATAAGATAGATGAATTAGAAGGATCAGAAAAGAGTTATGCCTCAGGTGATGACGAACATGTAATATTAGAAATGCATATTAATGCAGATGTTCCAGGTTTTGAAGATACCTCAGGTGTTAAGTTACCATATATAGTGTCTATTGATCAATATTCGCAGGAAATTCTTTCTATAAGAAGAAATTATAAACAAGGAGATCCAAATTTTACGAAGAATGATTATTTTGTACACTATAAATTCCTCCCAGGACTAGGGTTTTATGGCTTTGGTCTAATACATATGCTAGGTGGGTTGTCAAGAACTGCAACAAGTGTTTTGCGGCAGTTAATTGATGCAGGTACTCTTGCCAATCTGCCAGCAGGATTTAAAGCACGAGGAATGCGTATACGTGATCATGATGAACCTTTACAGCCAGGTGAGTTTAGGGATGTTGATGTTACAGGACAATCAATAAAAGAATCTTTATTACCACTTCCATACAAGGAACCATCACAAGTATTATTTGGTTTATTAGGATTTGCAGTTGATGCAGGTAAATCATTTGCAGCAATAGCAGACATGAAAATGGGTGAAGGCAATGAACAAAACCCAGTTGGAACTACACTTGCTTTAATAGAGCGTGGTACAAAAGTTATGAGTGCAATTCATAAAAGATTGCATTATGCACAAAAAATAGAATTTAAATTACTCGCAAAAGTATTTCAAATTTATCTTCCACCACAATATCCTTATATGGTTGTTGGTGGAAACCAAATGGTTAAACAAGCAGACTTCGATGATCGTATTGATGTTCTTCCAGTATCAGACCCAAATATATTTTCAATGGCACAACGTGTTACATTGGCACAACAGCAATTACAATTAGCAACAGCTGCACCACAATTACATAATTTACGTGAAGCGTATAGAAGAATGTATGATGCAATGGGTGTGGATAATGTTGATGCAATATTAAAACCAGATCCTGAGATGCCAGAACCTGTAAGTCCAGCAATGGAAAATTCAGGTGCTATGAAAGGACAGCCGCCAAAAGCTTTTCCTATACAAGATCATATGGCACATATAGAGGCACATGCTGAATTTATGTTTACAAGAATGGTACAAATTAATCCGCAGTTATATGCGATGCTACAAGCACACGTATCAGAACATATTTCATTAATTGCTGCACAACAAGTAACTGAAAAGTACAGACAACAATTTCAACAACTTCAACAGCAAATGCAACAGGCACAGCAAAATCCTCAAGCAATGCAACAATTACAACAGCAACAGGAACAATTAATTAATCAACAAGCTTCAGAACAAGCTAAAATTGAAGCACAAATGACTAAACAACTAGCGCAAGATGAAGAAGCTAGAATAAGCCGTGAACAACAAGACCCACTTGTTAAACTAAAACAACAAGAAATTGATCTAAAAGCTATGCAGACTCAAATGGAGATGCAGAAAGATATGATGATGGATTCTGCTAAACTTGATCTTGAAAGAGATAAGCTTGAAGCTGATACAAGTATTGACTTGATGAAAGTTGCATCTGATGCTAGTAAAGATACACAAAAAGAAGATTCTGCCCAAGCAATGGCAATATTAAAAGAAAATATGGCAGCTACAAGAGAAGCCATGAAAAATGAAATGGCTGATAGAAAAAATCAATCAGCTGAAAGGATAGCGAGGGAAAATGCAAGATCCAGAGCAAACGGACAAAGTAAAAAAACAACTGGAAAAGCTTAGTACTGTGATGCAGCAAGTTGAAGAAGTTGCAAGATCAAATATAGGCTCAGAAGAAGATTTTTTACAAGTATGTGGTGCGATGTTGGCAGTTACACGTAATATGTATGCTGAAGCATTAGGACCAGTTGATGCATCTAGAATTTTTCAAGCTGCTGCTGATAGTTTTGGTATAACGGAAGATATACTAAATATTTTTAGAAACGAATCAAAACCAACAATACATTAGGAGGAATAATGCCAAGAGTAGGTCAAAAAAAGTTTCCATACACTTCAAGCGGTGTTTCACAAGCACAAAAACATGCACGCGCAACAGGACAGAAAATGCAAATGAAGAAGGGTGGAAAGGTGAAAAAGTCATACCGTAGGGGTGGGCTGAAACGAAGTAAATAGGAGGTAAACATGAATTTATTAAAAGATTTATGGGGACATTTAAAAGAATGGAATGATTGGAAGATGAAGGACTGGATTAAGGCTGGAATCGTAGTTGTTGTCGTTCTTATTGTTCTCAAAGTTATAATTGTACCAGGTGCCTAATGCAGGACAATAGGTCAAGATTTTTACATAACCAAGCGGCTGAGCGTGCCAATCAGGTACGCGAACGCCGTGCTACTGTGGAGAATCCTCAGTGGGCGATGTCACGTCCTGCCGAGTGGTATCAAAACAGAGAAAATCTTAAATCTATAAAACCTACTTTAGTTGCTATGAAAGGTAATAAAGATTTTTGGACCACTGATCAAAATGAAAAGCGTAACATGTACCAAATGGTACTAAATAATATGATTGGCGATAGTGGTGCGAGGATGTTAGATCTTCGTGGATTACCAGCAAAAGTTCAAGCTGATCCTAATAGATATCGTTATGGTAGAACATTATTTGGAGATCCGGACAAATCACAAGGATTTTTTGGAAGTGTTGGATCTTTATTTTCAGGGAAAAATCCTGCAGCAGTAAGAGCAAAAGAATATAATCCTTTTCATGAAGCAGGATACGGAAGAGATTGGTATATAGAAGAATTTGGCTATCCTTGGTGGGAAGGTTTTGAAGGAGCAATGAAATTTGTTCCAGGTCTAGGAATGGCATCACAAGTCCTAGGTGGAAATAAAAGAGAACCATTAGCACCTGATAGAAGTTGGATTCCAGAAGGGTTAGGTTCTTATAAAAAAGTACCTATGATTGATTTAGAAGCAATGGATAGGGATATTAATGAGGGAGTTGGAATTACAGGTCTTGTTGATTCAGATCCTGAAGAAAGAATTAATTATGTGTCAGATACTTTTGGTATGTCTCCTGAGGATTTTTTCTTTCCATTTGAAGGAAAAGAAAATTATATAAGAAGACAAAATGAATATAGTCCAGCACCTTTAGGTTCACCTGATCCACAAGGAGATTTTCCAATAGTTTATCCACAAGATAGACCGATTAACACGGACATGAGTAAAAACAAAGCTTACCAAGATTTAAACCAAGCAGAGATAGATTATTTAATGGGTAGAACAGATGAAATAGCTGATGAAGATATGAATATTCCTTCACCAGTTATACCATTTGATGATACAAACAGAGAACGAGCTATTGCAAATCAATATGCAACTAATTTTATAGGACCAAGAGATGACCCTTACAGAAGACCAGACATGTTTGATGTTGCTGGACCAAGATTAATTGATAGAGGATTAATTCCATATCCAGGTTATTCAAATGATGAAGTAACGGAAG